CGTCTGGTTGTCAAGGCTACCTGTCATACATCTGTGCAAATAAACCTCCCAAATGTCAAAGTCATAAACGGTCTTGTATCAGAAGAAGAACTGGACGACATTCATAGGGTAGGTGATTGCTATGTAAGCTTTTCACATTCCGAGGGGGTGGGGATGGGGGCCGTCGAAGCTGCCCTGAGAGACAAACCTGTCATCATCACAGATTATGGAGGTGCACCCGAATACATCAAGACACCATACACGGTCGCGTGTACGCTTCAAGAGTTGGAGAATGATGACTTTCTCTTCAAAAAGGGTATGCGGTGGGGAAATCCCGACCCTAACCAACTCTTGGAGTATATGCGGGACGCGTTTTATAAAAAGGTGAAACATATGGATCATTCATACACGAGAAGACTCACGGGCAAAGAAAACATTCTAAAAGAATTCCTGATCAATGATGTACTGGGAAAGGAGGGAGATGAGACCGGTGAGCACGGCGCCTGAAGCTAGGGAACCCTTCTGTGCGATGAGCATCATGTTGAGATCATCGATGATACCTATACCAGTGGGCTTCTTGAGAATCTCGGGGAGGAGCTTGGCGATTAACAGGTACAGGACCATGGAAATGATGACAGGTTTGAGCATGTCTTGATCGAACATTTATAATTACAAAACAAATTTATTTGGCTAAGAATGCTACTAGATCTTTGTTGGCTACACTATGTTTTTTACAAAATTTTCCACACGTCGCCTTGAAGGTACACCGCTTCCCCTTCAATGTCGTGGATTGGCATATACTTCCCGCGTACTTTTGTTCTACAACCTTTTTGGGAGCCTCTGTGATCACCACCATAGAACGTTCCTTTTTATACGCTTCGTGTTGTTTGTATTTATTCTTCATCTTGAAGACACTCCTGGCCAGATGTTCACATCTATCATCTGGCGTGGATGCCTTATAAAGGCGCATGGCGTCGCGAAGGCAATCTTCGTAAGACATCTTTGATTTTGTTTTTGATGTTGTGGGATGTCACTTAGGTTTCAAATAACTCGCGTGTGTAATTGATCCCTTATGAGGCAATGCCGTCTGTAATATTTGAATAGGATTTTAAAAAAGAAATATCTATTTCGTTCGTATCCTCACAAATATGTTTTTGGAATTCATTCAATAATTTTTCTATGTCTGTCTTGGTTATAAAAGTTTCATCATTCTCACAAAATCTGTCATAAAGTTTATCGTATAATTTCTGAAACTTTTCTTTTACGGTATTATATATTTTATATTTTTTTAAAAATGTATTATTTTGTATTCCCTGATCACTTTCTATTTCTTTTATTAACTTTTCTATTTGTATCTTAATTTCGGAACATTTAATTAAATCACCAGATGGCACACCCCGAAGAATTTCTGTTTTAACTTGTGATATAATAGAACATATTATACCATGGACGAGTGGTTTAAATTCGTCCTCGAGTTCGTTGGCGACATCTAGAATTTCATTACCAGGTTTTATAGAAAACCCAAAAATATTATTTTTGTGACAGTCTGGAGAAGGACAGTCTGGAGCAGGGCACGAGGTGGGGTAGAGTTTGCTACACTTTTCTTCAGAGGGTTTATGGAACTGTAAAAAGTACACGAGTATACCCACTATGACAATGAGTAAAACTATGATCGATACTATAAAAGGCATCAAAGATGGCTTGGGGGGGTATTCATCCATTTATAGTATACCACCATAATAATTACATGTATCTGAAGTGGACAACTACATGTCACAAGTGTGAAGCCCCTCTGGATCCCAAACTCATGACGAGAGGTATAGAGAACAAACACTTCATAAGGGAGTATCGCAAGATTCGTCCAATATTTCTCGATAATAACATGACCATGTATTCCTTCGTGGGTCTCGAACTCAAGAGGGTATGCTACGCGTGTTTCATTAACAAGATTAAAATTCAACCTAAGTTACTTCGACTTCGTGAGATTGGTCAAATTACACACATCGCTCCCCGAAGCAAATCGAAAACACAAACAGAAATCATCCAGTGGTTCGAAGGTCTCTTAAGGAGAGCGCGCGTAAACGGACTAAGAACATGACTGAGAGTATTCAAAAACTCACGCACGTCGAGCACATCCTCAAGCGCCCTGACTCCTATGTGGGCCCTGTGTCCAGGATATATGAGCCGTACTGGGTACGCGAAGATGATGGCTTCGGAAAAAAGATGCTTGCATACTCCCCTGCACTATTGAAGATTTTTGATGAAATTCTGGTCAATGCCATCGACAGGAACTCGCTTTACCCGAAGAATACCACATCCATATCCGTATCCATCGACAGGGAAACTGGTACCATATCAGTAGAGAACAATGGACCTTTGGGTGGTATTGCCATTAAGATGCATGAGAAGGAGGGTATCTGGAACCCTGAGCTCACCTTTGGTCACCTTCTGACCAGCACCAACTACGATGACAATGCGAAAAGGGTCGTAGGTGGTAGAAATGGCTACGGTGCCAAACTCGCCAATGTATATTCCACGAAGTTTACAGTGACGATTAAAGATGGAGAAAACAAAAAAAAGTACACACAAACCTGGACAAAAAATATGCGCGTATGTGACCCCCCGAAAATAACTTCCCATTCAGCCTCCACATCATCTGTTTGCATTTCATTCACACCCGAATGGTACCTATTCGGCATGTCGGGTCTTGATGATGATATTTATAAAATTTTCGAAAAACGTGTCTATGACGCGAATATGTGTACTTCACCCAATTGTAAGGTGAAATTTCAAGGTGATATCCTCCCCAAGTGCCCACTCAATATATACGCGAAGATGTACACCAAGAGTGAAGAGATTGTCACAGCCACCAGTGACAATTGGTCGGTGTGTGTCGCCCCCAGTGACGATGGATTTGAACATGTGTCGTTTGTTAATGGCATCTGCACCACCAAGGGTGGGACCCATGTGGATCATGTGGCGAACATCATTTCCACGGGTATCATCGAGGAGATGAAGAAGAAGATTCAGCTTCGTCCTCATCAGGTGAAGAATGCCTTCATGGTGTTTGTCAAGGCGACACTCGTGAACCCGAGTTTCGGAAGTCAGGTGAAGTCTGACTGTACCCTAAAGCCTCAAGAGTTTGGAAGTAAGTTTGAACCATCTAAAACATTCGTGAAAAATATCCTCAAGACGAGCATTCAAAACGAACTCTTGGCCCTGTCAAAGTTCAAGGAACTCAAAGAGCTCAAGAAGTCGGATGGGAATAGGAAAACAAAAATTACAGGTATACCCAAATTGGATGATGCCAACAAGGCGGGTTCTGTGAACTCTAGTAAATGTACGCTCATCATTACAGAGGGAGACTCAGCGAAGACTCTGGCTGTTGCAGGTCTGTCCATAGTCGGTAGAGATCATTATGGGGTATTCCCTCTCCGAGGCAAATGTAAGAATGTTCGTGATGCATCAGTCAAACAACTCATGGATAATAAGGAGTTTAATGATCTCAAGAAAATCTTGGGACTCCAACAAGATAAGGTGTACACATCACTGTCCGAACTTCGCTACGGTCGCCTCATGATCATGACAGATGCAGATGCAGATGGAAGTCATATCAAGGGGCTCATCCTCAATATGATTCATTTCTTTTGGCCAAGTCTGTTGGACCTCGGGTTCGTGGTGAGCATGGTGACACCTATCATTAAGGCGACCAAAGGAACTACCACCAAGTCATTCTATACTGACTCAACCTTCAGGGAATGGTACGGTGATGGAAAACCTGGATGGAAGATCAAGTACTACAAGGGTTTGGGTACATCCACTTCAGCAGAAGCCCGTGAATACTTCAAGATGATTGGGGATCTCACCGTTCGTTTCGATCCCGATGAGACAACCACTGATTCAGTGGTGCTCGCCTTTGACAAGACGAAGGCTGATGACAGGAAAAAGTGGTTACTTGAATCTACAGAGAAGAAGCCATCGGAACTCGAGGTGGCCTACGGTTCCGTTGACAAACTGGGCATCACGGATTTCATCCACAAAGATCTCGTGAATTTCAGTCTGGCTGACCTGAAGCGATCCATAGCACACATGTCCGACGGTCTCAAACCCTCTCAACGCAAAGTGCTTTACGCGTGCTTCGCCAGGAACCTCACGAATGAGATGAAGGTGGCGCAGTTGGCTGCATATGTGTCTGAGAAGACATCTTATCATCACGGTGAAGTATCACTGGCTGACACGATCGTCAAGTTGGCTCACAGTTTCGTAGGGTCAAACAACATTCATCTATTGGAACCATGTGGACAGTTTGGAACTAGACTCATGGGAGGTAAGGATGCGAGCCAACCGAGGTATATCTTCACCAAGCTCACGAAACAAGCGAGACAATTGTACGATCAAAAAGATGATGCCATCCTAAAGTACCTCGACGATGACGGGAAAAGCATAGAGCCTGATCACTTCGTGCCAGTCATTCCTACCGTGTTGGTCAATGGGACAGAGGGTATCGGCACGGGGTTCAGTTGCTACGTGCCACCCTATAATCCAGAAGATATTCGTGACAACATCGAACGATTACTCACTGGGAAAGACATGATTGCAATGAAACCATGGTTCAGGGGATTCAAGGGAACAGTGACGACCGATGGTAATGGCTCATGGGTGGCTGAAGGAAAATGGGCAACTGCTAAAGCTGGTGTGATCAAGATTACCGAATTACCCCCAGGTAGGTGGACACAAGACTTCAAAGAGTATCTGGATACACTCATAGAGAAGAAGGTGATTCAAAATTACATCAACAACAGTACGACAGATCAAGTGGATTTTGACATCACTGGATACGGTGGTTCAGATGTGGTGAAGGATTTCAAACTACAGAAGACGTTTCATACATCCAACATGCATCTCTTCCACCCCACAAAGGGTATTCACAAATACATGTCACCAGAGGATATCCTCACGGACTTCGTAGACATCAGGATGGAGGCGTACAAAAAACGCAAGGCGCACATGATTAACGTATTGGAACGGTCTATGAAGAAGAACATGAACATGGCTAAGTTTGTGGATATGGTCATAAACGATAAGTTGGTGGTGTTCAAGCGCAAAAAGCAAGATCTCGAAGACGAGATGGAGACATTGTTTGATAAACTGAATGATTCCTTCGATTACCTCCTACACATCAAGACGTACCAGTACACCCACGAGGCAGTGTTGGCTCTCAATGAAGAGACATCACAGTTGGCTAGTGAGTTGGAGACACTAAAGGGAACCACCCTTTCTGATATGTGGAAAATGGATTTAAAAAATTGTGTACAATAAGATAGTATGGCTGAAGTAGGAGCCAAGGTGTCGTTGAATGCGATAGGTAAACAAGATACATATCTTACTCGTGATGATCCCAATTATTCTCTCTTTAATTACAGTCCTAAACAACATTCGAATTTTTCAAAGTTTCATAGGAGTACGAACGTGACGAGACCCCGTGATAAATCAAACTGGCCTTTCGGAGAGACAGTCAAGGTGACGTTTTATCCAAAATACATGGGAGATCTTCTGAGTAACATGTACATACACATAAAGTTCCCAGGGGTGCCTGGGGGTATAAATCTCGCTGACCAATTGGGAAGACACATCATAAAGTCCTTGACGATGCGCGTTGATGATATGGTTGTGGAAATTTTTCACGATGATTGGGGAATCATATACGATGAATTATATCTCGACTCATCCGAAAAACGCACCAAGAGGTACACCATCAATAGAAATTTAGCCGAGGATACGTCGTCACTGGCGGGTAACTTTATTTTGTCTAATTTTGATTCTGAACTCATGATTCCTATACCCATGTTCTTTTCTAGAAAATACGAAGGGGATGAATACGCCACGAATAACCCCAATCGTCCGTACTTTCCACTATGTGCCATTCACAAACAGAAGATAGTGTTCGACATCGAGTTTCATGAACAATCATTCTTCACGGACTACACCACCCCAATACAATTACACAGCTTCAATATCATCACAGAAGAGATAGCGGTCTCACAGGAAGAGCGAACTTTCCTCATGACACAGAGACAACTTTTCATAACCGATGTAGTGAAAAAACACCCCAGTACCGATACGACACGCCTGGAGCTTGTGCCAGATATACCAGTCAAGACACTCAATTGGTTTATGAGGGACACTAATACTACGTATAATAATCGTTTTAATTTTTCAGCCAACACAAATTACTCGGTTGTTAATTCATACTTTGAACCAGTTATGGATAGTGCAAAGATATACATAAAGGGTGAAGATCTTCCAAACATACCACTGACGAAACATTCATTTTATAAATACGTGATTCCATTCAACAGTAGACTATCTAGACCAAACAGAAACATATATACATATACTTTCTCGATGAATCCGATCAATGTGGAGCCATCGGGAAGTTTGGATTTCGGACAATTACAATCAAACAAGACGGTACTAGAAGTGAAACTGTCACAGGAACTCACAAGAAATTACGAGTTACATCTGTACTATGTGGGATATCAAACATTTGTATTCGATATGGGATTCATGTCGCTGGCTTATTGAAAAGTGTATCATGATTTTTCCGAATGTACTCCACCACATTATTCTTTATACACCACTTGATGAAATTCAACTGTGCCACGGTCGTGTGAATTTCCTCAACTGTCCCTGGTATAGTGTACACAATCTTAGTGGAACGACAGAAGGGGTCGAATAATTTTTTACTATATCCATCAAGACTCGACTTGTAAGCACAATGGACAC